TTTGTGGACAACAGCAGCAAGATGTTCGAGGATGTTCAGCCCTCCACCATCTGCTGGATGAGCCACAACGACTACATCGAGCAGGCAGCCCCCGGCTTCAAGATCACCGCACACACCGTGAACTGCCCTGTGGCTGCTGCAGAGAACGCCGAGAAGGGCCTGTACGCTGTTCAGTTCCACCCGGAGGTGCTCCACACCGCTGAGGGCAAGAAGATGCTCCGCAACTTTGTGTATAACGTCTGTGGCTGCTCCGGCGACTGGAAGATGGACTCCTTCGTGGAGAACAATGTCAAGGCTCTGCGGGAGCGCATTGGCGACGGCAAGGTGCTGTGTGCCCTGTCCGGCGGCGTGGACTCCTCGGTGCTGGCTGCGATGCTGGCAAAGGCCATCGGAAAGCAGCTGACCTGCGTGTTTGTGGACCACGGCCTGCTCCGCAAGAACGAAAAGGAAGAGGTCTGCTCTGTCTTTGGCCCGGGCAATGCCAACGGCTTTGATATCAACTTCATCTGTGTGGATGCCCGCGACCGCTATTTCAGCAAGCTGGCCGGTGTTACCGAGCCCGAGCGCAAGCGCAAGATCATCGGCGAGGAGTTCATCCGCGTCTTTGAGGAGCAGGCAAAGCAGATCGGCAAGGTGGATTTCCTGGCACAGGGCACCATCTACCCTGATGTTGTAGAGAGCGGCCTGGGCGGCGAATCTACCGTCATCAAGAGCCACCACAATGTCGGCGGCCTGCCCGATACCGTGGACTTCAAGGAGCTGGTGGAGCCTCTGCGCAACCTGTTCAAGGATGAGGTGCGTCAGGTTGGCCGTGAGCTGGGCCTGCCTGAGTATCTGGTCAGCCGTCAGCCGTTCCCCGGCCCCGGTCTGGGCATCCGCATCATCGGCGAGGTGACCCCCGAAAAGGTTGCCATCGTGCAGGATGCAGACGCAATCTGGCGTGAAGAGATCGCCAAGGCGGGTCTGGATAAGGAGATCAACCAGTATTACGCCGCTCTGACCAATATGCGCAGCGTCGGCGTGATGGGTGACGAGCGTACCTATGACTACGCTGTGGCCCTGCGTGCTGTGACCACCACCGACTTTATGACGGCTGAGAGCTATAATGTGCCCTGGGATGTTCTGGGCACCGTGACCAGCCGCATTGTCAATGAGGTCAAGCACGTCAACCGTGTGTTCTACGATTGCACCGGTAAGCCGCCTGCCACCATCGAGCTCGAATAATGAACCGAAGCCCCCAAACCCCTGATTTTTCAAGGGTTTGGGGGCCTTTTTTGTTTGCCGTGGCATTACCGTGGCATTACGGCATTAAATCATCGAGTTTTTTGACCGCTTCCGGCACCGTTGAGGGGTACAGATGGCCGTATGTGCGGAGGGTGGTTTGGACGTCCTCATGGCCCAGGCGCTCGCTCACAAGTAGGACCGGGCAGCCCAGGTGGATGAGGAGCGAGGCGTGGGAGTGCCGGAGATCGTGGAGCCGGATGCGCTCTACCCCTGCCTCCTCTGACGCCTTCAACATCTCCCGCCGGAAGTAGTGCTTCGTGAAGGGGAACAGCCGGTCATCCGGGCCGACGTCGTAGAGCGCTTCCATGTAGGCCCGCAGCTCATCCGCCAGCTTTGAAGGCACCGGCACCACCCGGCGGCTCTTTGGCGTCTTTGGCTCCGTGATGACCTCCTCGCCGTCAATGCTCTGGAAGGACTTCGAGACAGACAGCGTCCCGGCGTCCAGGTCCAGGTCCCTCGGCGTGAGGGCCAGCAGCTCGCCTATCCGCAGGCCGGTCCAGAACAGCACCGACAGCCCGGTCCGGGCCGGGAGCTTGCGGACCTTCTCGTGAACGGCCGTGAACTGCTCGACGGTCCAGAAGTTCATCTCGTCCGCGTTTTTCTTCCCGACGCCACCGGCCAGGCGGGCCGGATTGACTTGGAGGCCGTAGTAGCGGACGGCGTAGTTGAAGATGGCGCTGATCTGATTGTTGATGGTCTTGATGTAGGTGGGGGCCAGACCTTCGGCCAGAAGGTCGGACTGCCACTTGCGGACGTGCGCCGGGGTAATCTCGTTGAGCGGCAGCTCCCGGAAGAACGGCAGGATCTTCGCATCCACCAGGTACCTCTTGTTCTTGAGGGTGTTCGCCTTGAGGCGGCCCTTCATGTCGTCGAAGTATATCTCGACCATGGACCCGAAGGCCATGTCGCAGCTCCGGGCCTTCGTGCGGAGAAATTCCTCCTCGAAGGCCTTTGCGTCCTTCTGGCGGAGGAAGCCCCGCTTCTTCTTGAGGCGGCGGCGCCCCTGCCAGTCCGTGTAGTAAAACGATGCGTACCAGGTGCCCCGTTCCTTGTCTTTGTAGGTGGGCAATTCTTTCTTCACCTCCGAGATATGTGTAAATCATGCCACACGCGGCCCAGGAGCGCCCAGGAGCACGTTTCCGGGGCCTCTGAATATACCGGGACCCCTGGAGCCTAACGCGGCTCCGAGGGGCAAATACGGGCCTCTGCCCGCAAGTGCCCTGGAACATCCTTCAACCGGACGCCCTCCGACGCCTGGTAGGCCAAGATCAGATCGGCGACACGGGAGCTGGCCTGCGGATCGCCAGCATCGACGGCCGCCTGGTAGTCTCTCTGGAGATCGGCCAGGTATGCAGCCCTCTCCCTGGCACAGCGTGGGCACAGCCCGGAGACCAGGTCTGCACAGTTCATCAGGGAGCCGCAGCTCCGACAGGTCTTGTAGCCAAGCATCTCATTCGCTCCTCTCTCGCGCGCGCGTGCGCGTAGTCACCATGAACATAATAGTTTATATAAGACGTTTATAAGAATACACGTTTATATTATGCGGTCAAAAATTAACCGGTAAATATTCCGGTCTATTTTTGACCAGTATTTTCTTAATTCCGGTTAAAAATCGACCAGAAAGAAGTCTATCTCGGTTCCGTGGCATTAAAACCACACAATTTCCACAGAGTTTTCCACAGCCTATTCAAAGGACACCCAAGCGGTACAGGACTTCGAGAACGGTGGAAGAGTGCGCCCGATTCTCGCCTTTTCCAACGGGAACGCTTTTCCGTCTTTTGAACGGCAGCACGGGCAACTGTGTATGCAGTATTTCTTTCCGAGGCGGTCCGCCTGGATTGCTTTTGCGTAGGCGTGACATCCTGTGGATGCCATATTCAGCGCCTGTTCGTTCACCTTGTACCCGAGGCTTTCCATGTCCGGGATAACCGTTTTCGGATAGTGCCCCATGATAACATCTTCAACCAGAGCGATAAGAGACCCGCGATCTGATATTCGCCGGTCATCCATGAAGCGCCCTATCGCCTCCGGGAGATAATCTGAACCAGATGAAAGAGTGCCAGCGGGCCGTATGAGATTGGCAGCCTCTTGATAGTTCTTGCTTTCGATTAAATCCGCGATTTCTCCGGCCCTTGCGAGCCTGGCCTCTCGCCCTTCTGCTGCACTTGGCATATTGTTACCTCCTGAAATCGACGTAAATCACCCGGCCCTCCCGGCGGAGGACCCGTCCGTTCCGCTGCCCCCTTTGACCTCACCGGAGACCGGCGCGGTCATCTCCTGGAGGCGGCCGAGCAAGAGCAGTTGCTCACGCTCTGGCAGCCGCTCATAGAGCTCCAGCATCTCGCGCCCGTTCTCGGACATCCCGGGGACGGGCGCTTTTTCTGCTTCCTGTCCGGTGAGCAGGTACTCCAGGGAGCAGCCTAAATACTCACATATGAGAACAATGTACTTCGCTGGAGGGTCTGTGTTCCTCTGCTTCCAGTTCGTGGTCTGGTTCGTTCCGACGCCGAGGACCTTGCACAATCCGCTGGCGGACAGACCTCTTTCATCGAGAAGGCTAAACATTCTTTCGCTTATAGTCACAAGATCACCTCCGGGTGGTATGCAGAATACCCAAAATGTTGACTTTGCTCCCAGATGGGAGTATAATATAATCAAGCCAAAGGAATAAGGTAAAACCCCAAAGCAAACGGCCCGAGGCACCGGGCCGGAGGATAAAACAGGAAGCGGCAGTGAAAGCCGGGTCGTAAGCGGGCGTCGCCCGGGGCTCGATCGGCAGGCGGTAACGGCGGTACGAACGGCAACCTCCGGCCCACCAACCAGAAACCCAAACATCCCCGACAACTGAACACCGCCTGGGACGGCTCAAGAAGAAGCTGGGAGAGAGAGCCGCTAAGATGCTACCCGATCAAGCCAAGCATACCAGGTCGAAAGCAGAAATGGGCTGGAACCGTAAATTCGGGGGACCCAGATGAGCCGTGGAAGCCGGACGAGTACGCAGAGGATGAACGGAAGTTACCGCATAAGTGAGAGCGGGAGGGGATCGCCGGGTGCAACCGGCAGAAAGGAAAGCTAACCATGAAACCTGCTATTTTTTCCATCGCCGCCTATGCGGCCAAGATGATGACGATGCCGGTCGGAACCCGGTTCGAGCTCCACGGCCAGAAGGTCGGGCGCATTACCTACACCGTGAGGACCTGCAAGCTCCTGATGAATGCCGTGTACCCCGGCCGTCGGACCCTCCGGCGCCGGTGGCATACGAGCCGCCTCTACCAGCGGTTCGACGGCGCTCGCTGGCACTTCTTCGGGTACAACCCGGTCGGGGTTAAGCTCCTGGACATCGTGGACGACCTCCACAAGAAGCACCCGGAGAGCAGCACGGTTCACAAGCTCTGGCTGTTCTGCCTGCCGTTTTGAGGAGGTGCGAGTATGAGCTACATGGGCATGAACATCCTGGAGTACATCGACTGGCTGATGGACCAGGGAATGAGCGAGGAAGACGCCGAGCGCGAGGCCTCCGCAGCCTTCGGCCTCTATGAGGAGGAGGACAGCGGAGTATGAGAGACTGGAGAAGCCTCACCCCGGAGGAGCGAAAGGCGGAACGGGACAAGGTTCCTGGAGAGTACGCCAGAAAGCAGCGCATGGACGCCAACCTGGCCGCGACGCTGGACTTGCTCAAGGATGACCAGTTCGCCCAGGCGAAGGCCTGGAAGGTGGCCTGGGGCTGCTACCTCATCAACACCCCGGAGGAGATCGCCGCCCACTGCCGGGCGGCGGCCCATGGGAAGGACTGAACCCGCCGGTGCAACGGCGGCCAAATGCGAAAGGAGCTAACCATGAAATTCCTCGAAACCAGAACCGAAATCGCCAAGGCGATCAACTTCAAGCAGTACCCCACCATCCGCATCGACGTGAGCAAGACCGACGACTACGGGATCGTCGGCACCCACGTCCTCATCGACAACGGGACCTTCCGCACCGGTGAGCCCTACTTCGTCAGGGCCACCATCCGGGCCTTCCGCGACGAGGGCTACTTGGAGTTCAAGAGCTACGGCTCCTGCCTGCACGCCGACTTCACCTACTTCGACATGGAGAAGATTCTCGACTACGCCAACGTCCCCGTCGTCAAGCCTGACCAGGAAATCCTGGTGTGCCTGGTGGACAGCGTGAAGCGCCTGGTTTACAAGCCGGTGGTGCTCAAGACCGGTGCTCGGGTGGACCCTCACTGTCAGACCCCCTTGACCCTGGAGAAGTTCATGGTCCCGGACATGGAGGTGGACGCCTGATGCCGAGATACCCCAAGAACCACAAGGACGTCGAGTATTACGTCCGGGGCCGGAAGCGCCGGGTCTCCGGCTCCACGGTGGCAACCGAAAGGTTTCTCGTCATGGTCCACCAAGATCACCCGGATGCGACAATCTCGCAACTGCGTGAGATCATCACCGACAAGACCAAATACATCCTGTGCCCCGAAGGCCTGGCCGTCCTGGATGACCACATCAAGGCGGGCTACGGGGACCACATTCCGAACTGGAGGTAACTGACCATGGCAACCAACATCAAGGACAAGATCGCCAAGCTGCTGGCTCTGGCGGAGAGCCCCAACGAGAATGAGGCCCGGGCGGCCCTGCTCAAGGCCCGGGAGCTCATGGCGGAGCACAAGCTCCGCCCGGAGGAGATCAAGAAGGCCGAGAAGGCCAAGGTCATCCGGGACGTGCTGGACGTCACCTGCACGTCGATGACGAACCCCTGGGCCTGCTCGCTGTCTGCGGTCATCGCGGCGCACTACTGCTGCCGCGCCTACCGGACCCAGAAGTTCGCCGGTAGCCGTACCGTGAAGATCGGCCTGGTTGGCCTGGAGGAAGACTTCGAGATCGCCAAGCGCATCTTCCTGTACGCCTACGACTGCGTGATGTCCTACATCAAGCGGGAGATCAAGAAGGACCCGACCGACCCTCCCGGAACCTACCGCGAGAAGTGCAACGCCTACGGATGGGGCTTCGTCCAGGGCGTGAAGGCTGCCTTCGAGAAGCAGGATGAGGAGAACCGCGAGTGGGGCCTCGTCCTGGTGGTCCCGCAGGCCGTGGATGACAGCATGAAGGACATGGGCAAGGCCAGCACCTTCGGCCGCATCCACGACAACCACATCAGCTATCGGGCCAAGGGCTACAAGGACGGGACGGAGTTCGACCCGACGACCCGCCTGTCTGGTATGCCGGAGCGGGCTGCGATTGGAGGGTGATGCCGATGAAGTGCAAGAACTGCGGTCGAGAGATCATCCGAATCCGATCGAGAGGGAGAAGCGTCGCTTGCGACGCCGCTCCGATCACCTACTGGTCCGTCCGGGGTGGAGCTGTGATGTCGGAGGCAATTCCCCTGCTGACCCCTAACGGGGAGAGCGTCTACGGGGCGCTGGACGGGAAGCTGAAGGACGCCGTTGGCATGGCCTATCACCCGCACACCTGCGGGCTGCTTCCCATCTTCCACCGTGGCCGGGATAGCTGGAGCCGCCCGATCTACGATGACGGGGAGGGCTGCTTCCTGGTGGACGTGGACCCGCGAGCTGGGAGGAAGCCGGACATCTGTACCAAGCAAGGGAACGACTTCAACGGAGAACCCTGCGACCCGGTGGAGGCGGACTTCATCTTCATCCCGCGCCGGGACACCTGGTAACAGTATAGCACAAAACAAGCCAAAAGCACAAGCCAAAGGAATAAGGAGTGATTACCATGAGGACTACCCGAGTAAAGCCCAAGACCGACTTCGGTATCGAAGTCCGGGTCTTCACGGCGCAGACCGGAATGACCGTGAAAGAGCTGGCGGAGCGGTCCGGTGTAAAATACACCACCCTGGTCGAGACCACGACCGGCCGGTGCGCCGGGCACCAGCTCATCCCCGCTGTCCGCAAGTTCATGCAGGACTACACGGAGCGCATGAGAATGGAGGCGTGAGTATGGCGAAGGTTAAGACTGCACGCGATCTGTTCTACCGCGTCGATGATGTGATGCGGCTGCTGGGCTACTCCCGCAGCAAAAGCTACAAGATCATCGCCCAGCTCAACCGGGAGCTGGAGGACGCCGGGTTCTGCACCTGTGACGGCCGGGTGAGCCGCCGGTACTTCGACAAGCGCTACGGCCTGGAGGCCATGGCGTGAGGAGGGCATCATGGAGACGAAAGAACTGACCATCAAGATCAAGCCCGAGGAGAGGGCGAAGGCAAAGCGGAAGGCCTGGGAGCTCAAGGTGTACGCGAGAATGTCCGTCCTGGCCCTGGCGGCCATGGCGACGGCGAGGCTGGTGCTCCTGACCATCGACATCATCCAGCTCCGCGCCGGTACCGTTGGCGGAGAAATCTGCATCCCGGCCTATGCCGCGATCTTCATCTACACTGGCTGGAAGCTCAAGAGCTGGACGGCCGGAACCAGAAAGGGGAAACGAGAATGTACTACCACGAATGCGACCGCTGCGGGAGCCGCCTGGACCCGGGGGAAGTTTGCGACTGCCTCCGGCAAGAGGACCAAGCGCGGCGCGTGACCATGGCCGACTGGAGCGCGGCCGGTGACTTCGAGAAGGCTGCGAAGCCTGGGGACCTGGTGGACGAGGAGATCGTCGAGGAGTTCGTCAACTGCCTCCCGCCGACCACGCTGCGCGGCGATCTGGTCCAGGCCGGTGAGCCATACTCCCACCAGTATGACCCGGAGGCAGAGCGGTGGAGGGCCACCTACACCACCTTTGCGAAGGTGGATGGAGAGTGGACCTACTGCGGCAAGTGCTTCGTGGGCAAGACCAAGGAGCCCCAGGGGCTCCCCAAAGCGTAAAGAGCGGGTGCAACCGCTACCAGACGAAAGGAGATAACTGACTATGTACCGCTACTACATCACCCGTAAGACGCCGGAGGGCGTCATGGAGTACCCCACCACCGCGCCGAACGTCATCGAGAGCTACGGCCAGAACGGCTCGCAGTTCGAGGGCTTCGCCGAGCGCTTCTGGGGGTACGTCGAGTTCGAGAAGGAGCTCCCCGGGAGCGACCTGGACGCCTACGGCCTGGTCCCCGGCCCGTCCCCCGAGTACCACCCCATCAACGAGAACATGGCCCGCCGGGCCAAGGAGATGATGAGCTTCAGCGAGTACGTCCCCGGGTCCGCGACCTGGGACTACCGCCTCCAGGTGGACAAGGCTTCCATGGTGGCCCAGCGTCAGAAGCAGCGCACGGACCCCATGTACCATGAGAAGATCGACGGCCTGCTGGCTGCCTATTCCCGCCGCCTGGCTGCCAACCTGAACGACGGGTACCGCATCGGTACGATGTGCCCGTCGGTGCTGATCTCCGGCGGAAGCAACTTCCCGGTCCGCAAGAAGGAGCGCCAGAACGCGGCGTCTGATAAGAACATGGCGGAGTGGCAGGAGATCAACGGCATCATCGGCCGCATCAAGTCCGTCGGAACGGGCGGTATCTCGTCCGATGACCCTCTGGCTCTGGATAAGCTCAAGCTCAAGCTGCGGAAGCTGGAGGAGTTCCAGGAGGAGATGAAGGCGGCCAACGCGGCCATCCGCATGAAGGACCCGGCCAAGGGGGACGCCAAGCTCGCGGAGCTGGGCTATTCCCCGGAGGACATTGCCAAGCTCCGGGCCCCTGACTTCTGCGGCCGCATCGGCTACCCGTCCTATCAGCTCCAGAACAACAACGCGAACATCCGGCGAATCCGCCAGCGGATCGCCGAGCTGGAGAAGAAGGAGAACCCGGCCGAGGGCTGGGAGTTTGACGGCGGGAAGGTCGTCGTGAACCAGAGCGTCAACCGCCTCCAGATCATCTTCGATGACCGGCCGGATGCTGATCTGCGGTCGGAGCTCAAGGGCGAGGGCTTCCGGTGGGCGCCGTCGCAGGGAGCGTGGCAGCGCCAGCTTACCGACAACGCCATGCGGGCGGCTCGCCGTATCAAGGCGATTGCCCCGGCCGAGTGAGTTCCCCCTCTACCATCCCCATTATACCCAGAAAGGAGGAGGAACAGCGTGTCAACCACAACGAAAAAAAGGCCCCTCGAATTTCTTCGAGAGGCACGAATAGCGGCTGGATATGTCAGCCGTGGAACGGCGTCAACGGCGGTCCCGTTTTCACCCGAGACCATCGGGCGGCATGAGCGCGGAGACATCGAGATGGAGCCGGAGGACGCCGTAACCTACGCGGAGAGCTACAAGCGGCCGGAGGTGCTGCTCCACTACTGCGCCACTTGCCCGGTGGGCAGGAAGCTCGGGAAGGAGGCCCGGGAGCTGGAGCTCCCGCACGCCACCCTGCGAATCCGTCGGCTCATCGCAGATGGACAGGACGTGGCCGACCGCCTGGAGGAGATCGCCTTTGACGGCGTAATTGACGACAGCGAGCGCGTTGAGTTCGCGGACGCCCTCAAGTTCCTCCGGCAACTGGAGCAATCCATCATGGACATCATACTCATAGGCCTGGAAAATGGGAAGGCCGCCCCCGGTGCAACGGGAAGCGGCCAAATGCGGAAATAACTAACCGACATCATAGTACCATACTCCCGGCCGCCTGTCAAGCGAAAGGAGTTTTATCAATGGCATACGACATCGTTCAGCTCAACAAGTACCCGAAGGACAGGTACAACGTCCTGGTCCCCGTCACCACCATGCAGGCGGCGTCCAACCTCCAGCGGATCACCGTCTCCGAGGTCCTGCTCGACACCCGGCAGGACAGCAGCAACAAGGGGCCGAGCAAGGACATCTACTTCGAGAAGTCCAGCAACGCCTTTGCCATCACGAAGGTCGGCGGAATGAAGCTGGCCGCTGCGGCCAACATCTCCATCGTCGGCACCGAGCCCGGTCGAACCGAGGGGTGCCAGCGCTGCATTGAGATGGCCCGGGCGACCGGACAGCCCCGGGTGTGCGGGAACTGCCCGCACGTCCACGACGTAGCCGTCACCGTAACCATCCGCGTGCCGGAGCCCTCTGGGGGCTTCCGGCTGATGCAGGCCACCAAGGAGATCGACTGCACCCTGGAAGCGGCCAGCATGAAGGACGGAGCTAACGGACAGCAGTTCCGCCGGTTCCTGCCTCACCGGACCGCGATGGCAGAGAGCAAGGCCTTCATGCGAGCCATCCGCGCCGCCCTGGGACTGGCTGGTACCTATCCCCTGGAGGAGCTGAAAAAGCCCTTCGTCGTGGCCCGTATGGTCCCGAACCTGGACGCGCCGGAGATCAAGCAGGCCGTAGCCCAGAACTACTTGCAGTCCATGGGGATGCTGTTCGAGGCACCGGCGGCCGGACATCGCCAGATCGAGGCCCCCAAGGCCGTCGAGACCGTGGAGGCCTATGAGGATGAGGCCCAGGGCGCGGCGCCGTGGGAGGAGCCGCCTGAGGAGCCGGACACCTGGAGCTCGAAACCCGGCTACGGACCGGCCGACTACGATGACCGCACGCCCCCGCAGCGCCCCGCGATCGGGGCACCGGAGCCGATCATCTGCTCGCGCTGCCGCCAGGAGATCACCGGCGGCACATCCCGGAAAGGCCGGGCGTGGACGCCGCAGGATGTGGCCGCGTACAGCCAGCGCACCTTCGGGCGCGTGCTCTGCCCCGCCTGCCAGGACATTGAAAAGGGGGCTCGGAGATGACGGTAATTGAGTTTGCAGCCAAACGGCTGGAAGAAGAAAGCGGATACGACACTGACGCTGTCCGCTACTGGGCCGCCTACCTGGACGGGGCCAGGGCGCAGAAGAAAGAGGACGAGGAGGCGAAGGTCAATGATTAAGATTCTGCATACCGGAGACATTCACCTCGGGGACCTGGCCGGTCCCACCAAGGACGGCCAGAACCTTCGCAGGGAAGACACCATCAGGTGTATGCGGGAGGTCTACTACCGGGCCTTCCTGGAGGAACCTGATGTGACCATCATCGCGGGAGACCTGTTCAACCGGTCTCGCGTCTGGGCGGACACCGCCCTGGAGGACGTCAACGACGCCCTGGAGCAGTTCATCATCCCGCTGTGCAAGTGCAGCGACGCCGTGGTGCTGCTGTTTGGCACCATGAACCACGACAACCCCAGGGCCTTCGAGCTCATCAAGAGAGCTACCCAGGACCTCAAGAACCTGCACATCTACACGGAGCCGAAGGTGGAGGAGATTACCACCAGCAGCGGGCCGGTCCAGATCGTAGCGGTCCCCGGCTTCGACAAGGCCCGCCTCCGTCTGTTCTGCCCCGGGGTGGACAAGGAGACGGAGAACCGGAACGCCACGGCGCTTATCAACGACATCATGCTGGGCCTGTCCACGGAGCTGGACAAGTCGAAGCCGTCCGTCCTGGTGGCTCACTACACGGTCAGCGGAAGCGAGGCGGACAACGGCTCCACCTTCCTGGCAGGCCAGGACGTCGTAGTGCTTCCGGCTACCATCGACGCCATGGGCGTGGACCTCGCCTGCTTCGGGCACATCCACAAGCCGCAGCGGCTTGTGTGTCAGACACCGGCCTTCTATTGTGGTTCTGTCAATCAGCTCACCTTCAACGACGAGGGGACGGAGCACGGCTTTTACATTCACACTATCGACGGGCAGGTCTCCAGCGAGTTCGCTGGGACGCCGGAGCGGAAGCACTTCACCCTGCGCCTGTCGCCGGAGGACGTCTCCGCCTTCATCACCGGCGGAGTGGCGCCGACGCCGGACGGGATCTCTGATGCCGTTGTTCGGGTTCGGTATTCCTGTACCGCCGAGCAGGACAAGGCCTTCAATCGGGCGGAGCTCCAAAAGTACCTGATGCAGGCCGGGGCCTTCTACGTCGCCGAGGTTATGCCGGAAGACGTGGAGGAGCTGGACGCAAAGGACCAGCTCACGGAGCACGACGGACCGGCCGAGTGTCTGGTCCGCTGGCTGGAGACCAACGGCGTGGAGCCGGACAAGGCCGCCAGACTGGAGGAGCTGGCCGCTCCGATCATCAAGCAGGCCGACGACGGGCGCGGAGACAGCAAGCACACCGGAGCGTTTTCCCCACGCTCTATCGAGGTCAAGAACTACCGCAGCTACACGGCGGCGACCTTCGACTTCGAGCCGGTTCACATGGCAATGGTCAACGGCCCGAACGGCGTAGGCAAGTCCAGCCTGTTCATGGACGCCCTGGCCGATTGCCTGTACGAGCAGACCCGCAAGGAGGACATCGGCGGCTGGGTCCGGGACGGAACCAAGAGCGGCAGTATTACCTTCACCTTCGGCCTGGGCGGCCAGGACTACCGGGTCATCCGTACCAGGACCAAGAGCGGACGTGGCACCCTGGCACTCCAGCGCTGGGACGCGGACGGTCAGGCCTGGGCCGATGAGAGCGACACCACCATGAAGCTCACCCAGGCCCGCATCGAGCGGCTACTCGGTATGGACTGCACGACCTTCTGCTCCATCGCGCTCATCCGGCAGGACGCCTACGGGCTTTTCCTGGAAGCTGGAAGCGATCAGCGTATGGGAATCCTGTCCGCCCTCCTGGGCCTGGACATCTACGGCCGGATGGAAGACCTGGCGAAGGCCGGGGCCACGGAACAGCGCCGGAAGCTGACGGCAATCCGGGAGCGCAGCGCCATCCTCGACGAGACCGTCCAGCAGAAGGCGGGCATCGAGAGCGAAGACGCCAAGCTGGCTGATGAGGCGGCCGACGTCGAGAAGATCGTCAAGGACCTGGAGGCAGACCTCCGTGAAGCCGAGGCTGCGGAGGCCCTTCGGGCGGAGATTGCCCGCCAAGTCGATGAAAAGAAGCGGCAGGCAAGGGACTACCGCCTCCAGGCGGCCGACAAGGCCTCTGAATACCTGGACCTGGAGAAGCAGCACTCCGAGGCGGAGGCGGCTGCTGACGGTCTGGAGGACGCCGTGAAGGCTGCTGAACGGGTGAAGGCTGCCAGAGAGCTTATGCAGCGGTTTGCGCCGGATGTCGAAAGGGACAAGGGCCTGGTGAAAGAGCGGTCCTGGACCGCGAGCGACCTCCTGAACGCCGATCAGAAGGTGAAGCGGCTGGAGAGTGAGAAGGGCCGGAACGAGCTCGTTCTCTCCAAAAGGGGCGAGATTTCCAAGGCGAAGGTTGAGCTTGCGGAGATCGCCGCCATGAAGGAAAAGGTGCGGCAGAGGCTTTCTGACATGGAAAAGGCCACCGCTGCATACCAGCGGGCGAAGGCGGCTTGCGACGCATACCTCCAGGAAGCGAAGTCCGACATCCGGGTGCGCGAGGCTGAAATCAAGAGGGCGAGGGATGAGGCATCCCGGCTGGATGACAGCGGATGCCCGGTACCGGAGACTGCTACCTGCAAGTTCCTGTCCTCTGCCGTAGACTGTAAGCAGATGCTCCCGGGCATGATCGAGAGCCTGGAGGACGCCAAAAAGAAGCACCGCGAGCGCTACGACGAGCTCAAGGCTACCGTCGATCAGGCCAAGGCGGCCATTGACGAAATCGGAGATCCTCTTGATGAGCTGTCCGAGCTGGAGCACAGGGAGCGGGAGCTTCGCTCTATCACATCCAAGGAGGCGGAGGTAGCTGCTGCGGAGGCGTCCGTCGAGAAGATTGAGGCTTCCATCAAGGAGGCCAAGGAGGCAGCCGACAAGGCTGTCGCTCACATCGAGGAGATCGACGCGGAGCGAGAAAAGCTGACGCAGGCCGTGACTGCCTATCAGGAGGCGGAGGGCGACGTCGCTTCCTTCTCCGGTCTGGCCGATACGCTGGCAGAGTGCCAGGCGGGAGCGTCCAAGGCCGAAGCCCTTGCCCCCCAGATCAGGAAGCTCAAGGAGGAGGTCGATGAGCTGCGCGGCAAGTCCGAGCAAGCACTTCGAGAGGCCGACGAGATCGCCGCCCGCGTGCCGGGAGGTGGGAACGTGGCAGACCGCATCCGCGCCAACATCGAAGCGCAGCGACGGTCCCTCACCGACCTGGCAACCCGCCGGGGACAGCTCAAGGCAAAGCTGGAAGACATCGCGGAGGCGGAGACCAAGTCCTCGGAGCTCCGCCGGGAGGCGGAAGCCGTCGGCGTGGTCTTGAGCGACTATACCACCCTGGCCCAGGCGTTCGGTCTGGACGGAATCCAGTACATGATCGTGCGCGGCGTCGTGCCGGAGATCATGCACCGGAGCAACGAAATCCTGGCGGCGATGACCGGCGGCCGCATGGCCGTTGACATCCGAACCGAGAGGGAGCAGAAGTCCACCAAGCAGGTCGTCAATAGCCTGGAGGTATGGATTAACACCATCACCGGAGGGACCCGCCCCTATCTGTCCCACAGTGGTGGCGAGAAGGTCAAGATCGCCCTGGCTGTCACCCTGGGCCTGGCCGACGTGAAGGCTCGCAGGGCGGGAGTGCAGCTCGGGATGCTGTTCATCGACGAACCCCCCTTCCTGGACGCCGACGGAACCGAGGCCTACGCCGACGCCCTGGTCGCTATGGCCTCCAGAAACCCCAACATGAGAATCCTTGCTATCTCGCACGACCCGACCATGAAGGCCCGGTTTGTGCAGAACATCGTGGTAACCGGCGGAGAGGACGGGAGCACGGTCACGATGGAATAACGCCGGACATCCAGCGCCGGAAGTCTAAACGAAGGGAGGGACTGCCGGTTGAACTACATCTTGGAGATAAATGCCTTTGAACGGCGGATGAAACGGCAGCCCCTCCCAACCACGGCGCAGCTCCTATGGTACAAGCTCATGGCCTTTGCAAATCGGCAACACTGGCCGGAGTGGTTCTCGATTGACAACGACCGGCTCGGCGGGCTTCTGAATAGCACCGCCGGAACGGCCAGAACTGCCAGAGACCAGCTTGTGAAAGAGGGATATATCATCTGCCAAAGAGGAGCAAAAGGAAGGCCAAACAGGTACAAGCTGGTGTCCATCGCCTTCCAGGAGTACCCGGACGCCGCCGGAAGCAGCGACGTGTACCCGGCCAACGATAGGCCCGGTATTGAAGGCTATCTGGAGGACGACTACACCAGGTACTTCGGCTACACGGAGGAGATCGGGAGCGAGGTCAAGAGCGTAACACAAGAGCTGCTTGACACGTTCCGGCCGGGAGATAGGGCGACCCAGAGGGACGAACTCGAAGTGTTCCGCAAGATCACAGATCAGGAGGGCACCGGGCCGGAAGGCACGGTCATGACGGTATCGGAGGAGAAAAAGGCCCTCCTGGTCTATGCTTTTGAGCAGGCCAGCCTTGCAGGCGCGGTGAACTGGAATTACATAAATGCCATATACCGCAACTTTAGGGCTCGAAATATCAAGTCTGTGGATGACGCCTACGACTATGACTATGACAGGGATAACCGGATGGGCCGGTAAAATCTTGCCCGCTGTGGCATTAAAACGAGAGGTGGTACCCATGAAAGAGAAACTGGTGGTGGCCGTGTGTCTGACCCTCTGCGCGGTCCTGTTTGCAAGCGTGACCGTCGGAGGGCTTCGGCTCGGCGCCGAGGCGGATGAGGAATCCGCCCCTGGGGACCTGGTTCAGATCGAGATTGGGGAAGGCTCCGTTTTGCTTCCCGCCCTGGATGACGGGGCATCGGACGAGCCGGAGACCCCCTGGACATATCAGGAGATCGAGATGCTGGCGAAGACGGTATGGGCAGAGGCCAGGGGCGTCAAGAGCACAGCACAGCAGGCGGCCGTCGTCTGGTGCGTCCTCAATCGGGTGGACGCCGGTGGATATGGCGAGACCATCGCGGAAGTTGTAAGCGCCCCTTACCAGTTCGCCTACGACCCGGCATCCCCGGTAACGGGAGAGTTCCTGATACTGGCCGAAGATGTCCTTCTGCGCTGGGGAGCCGAAAAGGCTGGCGAGGAAGATGTGGGCCGCACGCTGCCGGCCGATTACCTGTTCTTCGAGGGAGACGGAGCGGAGAATCACTTCCGCAAGGAGTACGAGAAGACAGGGGAAACGTGGGACTGGAGCTTGCCGGACCCCTACGAAGGAGGGTGACGATTGTGAGCGCGAGAGACAGGGCAAAGGTAGGAGAGGTCCTCTGGGTCGTGGAGGAGCACTTCTACACGCCGGTGGGTAGCTGCATTTCCGAGAAGGAATATTGCGTGTGTAGTTCGGAAGTGGTAAGACTTTTCCCCAAATGGGATGAAATGGCGCTGCATACCCGTGGTGCAGACGGTTATTTACACCTGCACTACTACAAGAACAAGGACATCGGCAGGACGGTGTTCAGGACACCGAGGGAAGCTGCCCTCTATGCCCTTGAGCTCACCAAGAAGAACGATCGGGTGTGGGCCGACATGATGGGCGAGAAGCCCATGCGGCGCACCTGGGAAAAGTATCTGGAGGAGGATGTGAATGTATAACTGCTACACCTGCAAAGCCAAGAGCGAGTGCAGCGCAGCCGCGCAGCCTGGCTCTATCATGTGCATGGTAAACCGGATGAGGTTTGGGGGGACCCACGCCGACGAGGAACCGACCCGACAGCCTGGTCGATTCTGCCAATACTGCGGGCATCCGCTGCGGGAGATCGGAACGGAGCGTTTCTGTAATAACGTGAACTGCCCCAATCGGTTCCAGAATGTGTAGGTGATCTGAATGAGCAGGTCATATCCGAGAGGCTGCACGATCTTCAACTGCGACCGAAGGCGCGGGAACGTCTGCTGCGCTGACTGCGGGTACCGGGAGACGAACTGCAAAAACCCGTGCCTCAACCATCCGAGCCGCTGCGGCCAGGTCCTTCCTACCGCGAAAACGGCGGCCAACAAGAAGCTACCCCTGGGGAAACGCCCCAATAAATAAACAGGAGGAAACCAATATGGAAGTCAAACTGAACGCGCTGCGCCGTGGCGACACCTTCGCCCTGGCCGGTATCAACTGGAAGGTGCTCAAGGAGCTTGAGCCCGCCCACTCTGGAGCCGTGCAGAACTATTTCTGCGAGGCTGCGGAAGACATCTTCCAGACACCCTTCGACGAGAACGGCAACAACAACTGGAATAACGCCAGCCTGCGGGAGCGGCTGAACGGTGACTTCCTGGACGCCCTGGAGAAGGAACGCCCCGGCATCCTGGAGTTCATCGTCCCCACCTACCGCGATCTGACCGCCGATGATGGCCTCAACGACTACGGGGCTTGCCTCGATAAGGTGACCATGCTGACGGCGGATGAATACCGGGAGACCAGGGACCTTCACCCCGCGCCGGAACACTGGCGCTGGCTCATTACCCCCGATGGTACGCCCGCCAGCTCCGGCACCTCTTTCGTGCGCTCCGTGTACTCGGACGGGAGCCTCAGCTACTACATCGCGTACAACGGCGGCGGGGGCGTGCGCCCGGCTTTGACCCTGAAATCTGACATCTTGGTATCTGTCGATGACCAGGAAGACCAGGCGGAGGAGCTGGAGGAGATGACCCCGGAGCAGCGCGAGATGGCGCTCTATGAGAAGGCTGTCGCCAAGTGGGGCAAGAGAGCCCAGGCCCTCAAGGCCATCGAGGAGATGAGCGAGCTGTCCCAGGCCATCTTGAAGCTGGTGTTCTGCGAGGACTACAGTATCGGGGATGAACAGGCCATCCGCGACAACATCTCCATGGAGCGGGCCGACGTTGAGATCATGCTCAACCAGCTCCACGTCATCTTCGGGGACAACAGCGAGATGGAGTGCAAGAGACTGGACAACCTGGAAAGCCTTCTGGAGGGATAAGCCTATGTTAATTTCCGCGCAGATCATCACCATCCTGTTCACCTTCTGCGGATTCTGCTACACGTTCGGAGGTAAGACGCAGATGGACCGCAGCAACGGGTCCAGGGTCACGGCGGCCGGTTTGATTGCCCTGGCGATCTTGGCCGCCTGGGGAGCATGAGCGCCAAGGAGGAGGTCTTCACCATCCCTGCCCGCCGGTGCAAACGGTGTGGAGGATTGCTCACGAGCTCCCAGGGGCTCCGGGACGGGTACGGCCCCTGCTGCCTCCGAAAGATGAGGCAGGAGGAGGCCGACCGGAAGATGATGGAGAACCAATGTAGCCTGTTTGACATGACGCAGCCGGAGGAAAGCAAGAACCCTTTGAACGGGAAGTGTATCACCGGCAAAAGCCCAAGCGGACACTGTGGCGCGGCTGCGTACTGTTCGGAGCCGTACGACTGCTGCGCGGTTTGCCCGGACCCGTGCAACTCGCGCTGCGGATGGCTCGACGAAAGGAGATAACTGACCATGAACCTACACAAAAGCAAAATCGAGTGGTGTACCCACACCTGGAACCCGGTGACCGGCTGCTTGCATGGCTGCACCTACTGTTACGCCCGGCGCTTTATCGACCGGTTCAAGCCGCACCCTTGCGAGCATCCTGGCGTCGAGCCGCTGGAGGTGCTGCCGAAGGGGAGCGGGTGCTACTACCTGGAGAGCCCGGCGCAGCTCTACGATGAGACCGGGACGCACGTTCGCCCCACGCCGTACCCCAAGGGCTTCTCCCCCACATACCACGCCTACGCCATGGACTATCCGGCCAAGCGGGCTATCCCGTCCCGGGTGTTCGTCTCCAGCATGGGCGATCTGTTCGGGGAGTGGGTGCCGGACATCTGGATTCAGGATGTCTTCGACGCCTGCGACAAGGCACCGCAGCACACCTACCTGTTCCTCACCAAGAACCCCCAGCGGTATTGCGATCTGGCGAACGCCGGGAAGCTGCCGAAGCGGGATAACTTCTGGTACGGGACCAGCGTGACCGGGAAGGGCGCTCCCCTCTTTGCGACCAGCGTGGACTTCAATACCTTCTTGAGCATTGAACCGCTCATGGAGAACCTGGAGGCCGGTCTCGGGAGCTTCGGAGGCGTCCGCTGGGTCATCGTAGGGGCTATGACCGGGCCCGGAAGCAAGAAGCACCAGCCGAAGCGGGAGTGGGTAGAGAACATCGTAGAGGCCGCTGGCCTGACCCATGCTGCTGTCTTTATGAAGGACAGCCTGGCACCGATCTGGGGCGACGATCTCATCAGAGACCACCCGGACGGCATGGTGTGGCCGGAGGTCAAGTAACGCCGCTTGGCAAAAGGAGGAAGACCTATTGAAGAAGCGAAACTGTCGGAAGACCGACATCGAGAGGGAGCAGCACGACCGCGCCATCCGGGTGCGGAAGATGACCGACGCGCAGCTCTGCGAGTACCTGGACGGCCTGGGCGTCACCCGGGCGGAACCGCAGCCCTCCAAGGAGGAGATCATCACCGCCTTCCTTGAGACCATCACCATCCGCCGGGATGACGGCCTCCGGGTGAGCGACGCCACCGTGCGGAAGCTCAAGGCCATGGCCCACAGGGACGGCTTCCTGCCGCCTCTGCCGGAGCTCGATGACGATATGCTATGAGCCAGCACAAGAAGAAGATCACTGTGCGCGTCGCCAGCCAGACCGCGTATCACATCAGAGAGACGGCGGAACGCCTCGGTGTGAAGGAAGGCGAGGTCGTGGACATCCTGGTACAGGCGATGCAGAAAGGCGGAGGCATCCCGGCCTCTGCGGGCCGAAGGCCCAGGAAAGACCATGTGGAGCGGCGATGACGCTGCGGAGCTGGAGAGGTACCGGAAGGACGAGGCGGCGGGCCTGCTGCTTCGGCTTCCGGCTCCGATCGGGTCAACGGTCTGGAGAGTTCGCCAGAACCCGGCCTGCCATTACGGGGTGCGGGAAGCGGAAAAGTTCTTGTTCGGCCGGGTGGTAACACCTCGCCGCATCGTTGAGCCGGTACCGTTCACCCTGCTCCTACTGGATGAATGGGGCCGGACGGTCTTCCTCACCAAGCATGAGGCGGACAAAATGCTGGGGAAGGAGGAAGATACAGAATGACACCGAAGGAACAACTGGCCGTCGCCAGAAGGTTTGCTGGTAAGAAGTCGAAGGCCCAGGGAGACTACTTCGAGGCCCTGATCGAGGCCGGATGCAACTTCTACCGGGACCGGAAGGTGGCGGACATCGAGAAGACGCCGGAGCCTATGCGGCCGATCAAGGACCTTGGGGGTGGAAAGTTCATCGCCCACTATACCAAGGCGGCCCAGGCGGACTTCAAAGGATTCCTGTTTGGGGGCCAGACCGTCATGTTCGAGGCGAAGCACACGGACACCGGCCGGATGGAGCAGGACAGGGTGACGCCGGATCAGGCCGAGCGCCTGGAGCGGGCCGTTGAGTATGGAGCGCTGGCGTTCGTGCTCTGCTCGTTCGGATATGCGGGATTCTACCGGATTCCGTGGACCGTATGGCGGGACATGAAGGGTATTTTTGGACACAAGTACATCACGCCGGAGGAGGCAGCGAGGTTCGAGGTCCGCATCGGCGGGCCCGGGGTGCTGCTATTCCTTGGCGAAGCGGACATGAAGTGACAGGAGGAAACGACATGGAAAAGATGACCAAGAAGGAAATCATCGAGTGGCTGAATGACCTTGCCGAGCGGGCCAGGACGGCCTACATCAAGAGCGGGGATGACCTGGCCCGGAAGGACAACGACTGCATCATGGCGGCCATCGACATCATCGGCCGCGCTGACGAGCAGAGCTGCGAGGCGGAGCAGGGCGAAACCTGTCGGACGCCTGCGAGCGCATTCGACGGCGACGTTCGCCTGCTGGCGGAGTTTTGCGACCTGGTGAACCGGAAGCAGCAGAGCGTGAAGACCGCACCGATCGCCACCCCGCTGATCTCCTGCATGGCCCCTGGCCTGCGCGGGGCCATCCCCATGGCTATGAAGGCGGCGGAGCAGGAAGCGGATCTTCTCAAGCGCGTCTATACCCGCCTCTCCCAGCTCATGGAGGGCACCAGATGAGCGCCCGCCGGGAGAAGCGTCTCCGCTCTTTGGAGCGCCGTGTGCAGAAACTTGAGGTCATGGCTTCGGCCGGATTCCTGGAATCTAACCTGCGGGAGGAGCTGGCAAAGGCCAACAACCGGCCGGAGAACGCCTGGTGGTGCAGGACCCCGACCGACAACATCCCGCAGGATGCGGAGTACCAGCAGGTCCCGCGCCGGACCGTCCGGCAGCGGATCAAGGATTTTTTCATGGGAGGTAATCAGGAATGAAACAGTACATCGGAACCAAGTTGATCGAGGCGGAGCCCGCCCACCGCTGCACGGACGGCAGCGGGAAGGTCGTCATTACCCCTCACCCGGAGGAGGCTTTCCCCAACTATCCCAGCATCGAGGACGGCTGCCGCGTCCGGTACCCGGACGGGTATGTCTCCTGGAGCCCGAAGGAGACCTTCGAGAAGGCCTACCTCCCGTTGAACATCAACGAGGAGCTGGGCACCAGCGCCCCGAGCATCGGGGCCAAGATGGTGGATGACTTCATCGCGGAGACCTGGACCACCACCCTGGGGGACAAGACTACTGTGGTCCGGGCGATGCTCAAGAACGAATTTGAGCTGGTCGAGGCCTCTGCCTGCGTCAGCAAGGAGAATTACAGCGAGCCCATGGGCAAGGAAATCTGCATGGGCAAGATCAGGGACCGCGTCTGGCAGCTCCTCGGCTTCCTGCTCCAGACGGCCGTGAACGGCGTGAAGTGAACTGCCACGGCTGCGCCTGCGACCGGTGCGTCTACAATGCGGAGCTGGAATCCTGGTACTTTACCCCCGGAGAGGTCCAGGACGTCGAGGACATCTGCTACTGCTGCGACGAGTGCAAGCACTATGACGGGGACTACACCAAGAAAAGCCTGTGGCGCCCGGAGTGCGAGAAGCGGAAGCTGCCCTGCAAGTACATCGAGATGCAGCGCAGGACAGCGGAGCGGACCGAGAGAGTGGCGGCTACCAGGAGGAAGAACTTCACGATCATCAAGGGCGGCCGGAGCTGACCGAAGGTAACAAAAAAAGAGCCGCCTCCCCCGAAGGGGTGACAGCCCATGACTATTGCTATCATACCACGGAGGAGGCGACTTTTCAATGGGAAATCGAAAGGAACTTGAGGACATTATCAAACTGGCGGTAGAGGCTGGCCGTATCTCTGCGGAGCGGTCTGCCAAAGACGCCTACAAGGCCACGGAGCGCCGCCTCTATGCGCTCCCCATCCTTCGACGCAAACTGGCCGATGACAAGGAGCGTCTGGAGGAGATCAGGCAGTACGGCCCCAGAGAGCGGAGCAAGAGCATTACCCGCTTCACGAAGTCTGGCGTGCGCCTGTCGCCCGAGGAAATCTTTGAGGCGGTTATCATGGACATGGAGGCCACCATCGCGGCCGATCAGTATGAGATCGACGCCATGGACAAGGCCCTGTCCGTCATCCGGGACGACGAATACTATCTGACCGTGACCGGGAGGTACCTGGATGACCTCCCCGATGAGCGCGTCGCAGAGCTCATTCCTTGCGACACGAGCACCGTTTGGAGAAACCGGAAGCGCCTGGTGCAGCGCCTTGCGGTGTGGCTCTACGGGGCCGACGCCACGAAGTAGGCGGGGTGCAATTTACCGGTGCAAAAATCGTGCAATAGACGGGTGCAATTTACCTGTGTTATAATGCAACACAATGAGGTAATGCGTTCAGGGTGTTCCAGCTCCGCCCGTCCTTGTACCGATTGGAAGTAAATCCAAAAAAGTTGCAAAAACTTTCGATTTTTTGTTGAAAGCTGTGACAAGGATTCCGAAAAGTGGTATAATATGAGTGGGAAATACTAACCAAAGGAGCGAACACCATGAAAAAGATTTGTCTTTTAGACCTCAACTACACCCTGGTAGGGAACCAGGCGGAGACCCGGATGCTCCGGCCCTTCTCCCGCCGCATGGAGGCGGAGGAGTACCGCCTCGATCTGATCGACGCCATCAAGGATGACTATGTCATCATCATCACGGCCCGGCCGGACTACCAGATGCGGCAGACCATGGAGAACATCCGCCGGAAGACCGGCTGGCAGCCGCAGGAGTGGTACTTCAACGACATCAATGCGGAGCCCCCGGTCTTCAAGGAGAGCGCCCTTCGCCGCTTCATCTTCCCGAAGCACGGCCTCCAGATGGGGCCGGAGGGGACCTTCTACTACGCCGTGGAGAGCAACCCGAAGACCAGGACGATGTATAGCCGGTTCGGAATCAAGGGCCAGCCCTACGACGTCTTCATGCGTAGCGTGAGACCGGAGGCGGCCGTGGCGCCGCAGCCTACCTACTGCCAGGTCAGCCTATTCTAAACACAGCCCACCAGCGGGACGCGAAAGCGCCCCGCTTTTTTCATGCCAAAATTAAGAAAGGAGAGAGGTATTTGAGAACCCAGACCATCAAACTGGCCGACATCAAACCGGCCGAATACAACCCACGGGTGACCCTGACCGAGAAGGACCAGGAGTACAAGGCCCTGGCGGCCAGCATCGAGGACAACGGCCTGGTCCTTCCCCTGGTGGTGAACCTGCGGGACGGCGTCCTCATCAGCGGACACCAGCGGCTCAACGTGCTGCTCGCCTCTGGTGAGACGGAGACCGAGGCCGTCGTGGTGGACATGGACCCGGCCCAGGCCAAAGCCCTTTGCATCGCCATGAACAAGCTGGACGGCGAATGGGACAACGGCAGCCTTGCGGATCTCCTCCAGGAGCTCCAGGACGAAAGCGCCGACCTCCTGGGCACCGGCTTCACCCGCCAGGAGATCGACGAGCTGCTGGGAGACCTCGGGGGCGCTGGAGACGATGATGACCCGCCCACCACGGACAAGAAGAAGGACGACAAGGAGGGCATCAAGTGCATCGTCGGCGACTACACCTTCCGTCTGACCGAAGATGAGTTCGCAGACCTCATGGTTGACGTGCGTGAAGCGGTGGGCTTTACGCAGGAGCTCATCTGTGCGGAGCTGAAAAGGAGGCTTTTCGATGCAGTATAAGACCACCTTCAAGACCATACCCCTGGCCGACATCGTCGAGTGCCCCTACAACCCCCGGGTGGCGATCGAGCGGGACACGCCGGAGTATGACGCCCTGCGCCGCAGCCTGGAACAGCATGAGGTGGTTGAGCCCCTGGTGGTGAACATCCACAACATGAGGTGCGTTGGTGGAAATCAGCGTCTCGCGGTTATGCGGGACATGGGCATTACCGAGGCCCTGTGCTCCATCATCGACCAGCCCGACGAGGTCCAGGAGAAGAAGCTCTGTCTGGCCCTGAACCGGATAGACGGCCGGTGGGACACCGACAAGCTGGGCGATCTGCTGCGGGACGACGACGTCCTGGAGTGGGAGACCGGCTTCGACGAGGCGGAAGTCCGCCTGTACCGGCAGCTTGAGGACGCCCAGGAGCCGGATGCCGACGACGACGCCGAAGACCTGGACGACCTGGAGGATGAAGACCAGGAGGAACCCGAGGGGGATGACGAGGAGGAAGACGCGCCCGAGGAGGGCACGATCAACACCACCGTCATCCGCATCGGCCACTATTCCTTCAAGGTCGAGTATTCCGCCTACAAGCGCCTGGTGGACACCATCATGGACGACGGCATCTTCTCCGGGCCGGACATCGAGGCGGAGATCAAGAGGAGGCTGCTGGAAAATGATTGAGCTGGTACCCATTGAATCCGTTCACGCATCGGAGTACAACCCCCGGCGGAACGATGAAAAGCGCCTGGCCTTGACGGAGCTGTCCCTCCGAAAGCTGGGCTTCCTGCTGCCGATCTACGCGGACCGCAGCGGGGAAATCTTGAGCGGACACCAGAGGCACCTTGTTGCCTCCCGCATGGGCTTCACCCAGATTCCGGTCGAGTATGTCAGCGGGAAGGACCTGGGAGAGCGGAAGGCCGTGAACGTCCTGTTCAACCGGGCGACCAACGACCTCCAGAAGCAAGACACCTGCGACATCATCCGGCGCCGCCTCTATGAGATGGACGTGGAAAGCATGGTGGACGGCCTGCCGGACATCACGCCGGACACCGTCGAATCCTTCCCGTGCGTCTTCTGCCTGCACCGGCGGGACACCGTTCAGCTCGCCAAGGCCAACCACCGGAGCTTTGACACCCACACCCGGCAGCTTGCCAAGAGCCTGGAGCGCCGCATCGGGACGGCCATGCCCATCGTGATCGGCGCAAGCGAGAATGTCATCAACGGCATCGGCCGCCTCCAGGTGGCAGCGGAGGCCAAGCGGCCCGTGGTCCGGTGCGTGGTCGTCACCAAGGAGCAGGAGGCCTTTGCAACGGCCATGCTGAACCTGCTGTCCATGGATTTCGACATCGCCTCCTATGCGGACGATCTTCGATACAACTCGTTCATGCGGGAGCGGAACACCAGAGAGACCGACGCCGAAGGAAACGCAGCCCTGGGAGACGGATTCTTCAAGGGCGTGTTCCCGAAGAACCGTGGCCGGGACTTCTGCAAGCTGGAGGGCGCGGCCCTGGAGGCGTGGCGCCGTCACTATGGCTCCAGCGTCGTGGACTTCGGAGCGGGCAAGCTGAACAACACCCGCACGCTGCGGAAGGCCGGAATCCATGTGGCCGCCTTCGAGCCGTACTTCGTGACCGTGGGCGAGAACATCCACAAGGCCAAGAGCGTGGAGATCGCAGAGAAGTTTCTCGACGATGTGGAGGCCGGGACGCCCTTCACGTCCGTCTTCATCTCCAGCGTGTTCAACAGCGTTCCGTTCATGGCGGACCGGAAGCAGATCGCGGTGATCGCCGCCGCCCTGTGTTCGCCCGGCGGCCGGACGGTCTGCTGGTGCCAGAGTAATAAGGCCCCGCAGTTCGTGAACACCAAGAAGAAGTTCCTGGCGGCCGAGAAGACCTTGACCTTCGACCTGGACTACGAGCCCAACACCATTCTGGGAGACATCGGGAACCACCCGAAGGCCCAGAAGGGGCACACCGAGGAGGAGATGCGGGAAATCTTCGCCCCGTGCTTCCGAAAGGTTGACAGGCTGGAGATGATTCAAAAATTCTGGTACATGGAGGTGTCGGAGCCCATCGTGGACCCGGAGGCCCTGGGCGCTGCCCTGGACTTCGAGTTCGAGCTTCCGTACCCGGACGGAACCCGCATGGGACTGTCCGAGCGGGCCCGCAAGGCCTTTGAGCATCGCCTCGGCATCTCCATCCCGAGAAAGGAGAGCACATGAGAGACAACACAAATCCTACCGGGGCATGGGAGTTCAACGGCGAGGTGGCTGCCTGTTTCGCAAATATGCTGGAGCGCAGCATCCCGGACTACCGATCTATGAGAGCCCTGGTCTACAACGCCGGAGAGCGGTTCGTGAAGCCCGACACCCTCATCGTTGATGTCGGGTGCTCCACTGGCCTGGCTGTGGAACCGTTCGTCACCAAGCACCGGGACGAGAATGACTTCCTGCTGATCGACAACGCACCGGCCATGGCGCAGGCCTGCCGGGAGCGCTTCGGCTCTGAACCGGCGGTTACGGTGAAGGAGGGAAACCTCTGGGAGTTCCTTCCGTTTGAGGACAGGGCGAGCCTGGTTCTTTCTGTACTGTCCATGCAGTTCATGCCGACGGCATACCGGCGCTTTATGCTGCGCCAGATCTGCGAGAGCATCGTCGATGGCGGCGCTCTGATCTATGTTGAGAAGGTTGTGGCCGGGAGCCTGGACGATCTGATGGTGGACCTCTACTACCAGATGAAGCGGGAGAACGGGTACACCGACGAGCAGATCATGGCGAAGCGCCGGAGCCTTGAGAATGTCCTCTCCCCTCTGGAGCCCGAGTGGAATGAAGCCCTGCTCAAGGAGGCGGGCTTCCGGCGGGTACAAATGTTCTGGCGCTGCCTCAATTTCTGCGGGTGGATTGCCGTGAAATAACCCAGACGTAAGGAGAGGAGTGAAATGCCGAAACGCAGCGAAACGAAGCCGTGGGAGCGCCAGGACAAGGAGGGCGAGAAGCCTTTTGAGGCCTTCGTCATCTACCGGGATATGGGCGAGAAGCGCACACTTCAAGCCGTTGCGGACAAGTTGCGGAAAAGTTACACTCTCATACGCCGTTGGAAGGACACCTGGGCGTGGGAAGATCGCGTCCGGGCCTACGACAATAACTTGCAGAAGGAGGCCCATGCGGAGGCGGTCAAGAAGGCCCGCAAGATGGCGGACCGGCATATCGGCATAGCTCTGAAATTGCAGGCCAAGGCCATGGAGGCCCTGGAGAAGATGGACGCGGAGGACATAGACCCGAAGAACCTGGTCGCCTTCATCAGGGAGGCCACCAAGCTGGAGCGGGAGAACCGCCAGGACATTGTCCAGATGACCGACCCGGACCGTGGAGAGGAAGGCGGTTCCACGAGCCTTGCTGATGTCATTTCCGAGGCCTGGGAGAGGAGGCGGAAGCAGAATGAAAATGACAGCTGACGCCATCCTTTACTACGCCGACAATCCGGTGGACTTTGTGGAGGACGTCATCAGAGCCAAGCCGGATGCCAACCAGAGGGACATCCTGAACAGCGTGGCCCGGTACCCCATGACGTCCGTGAGAAGTGGACACGGTATAGGCAAGAGCGCGGTGGAGAGCTGGCTTGCGATCTGGTTCCTGACCACCCGGCCGTACCCGAAAATTCCCTGCACAGCTCCTACGCAGCACCAGCTATGGGACATCCTGTGGGCCGAGATTGCGAAGTGGTTGAGAAACAACCCGGCCCTGGCGAATGACCTGATCTGGACAAAAGAGAAGGTCTACATGAAAGGACACCCGGAGGAATGGTTTGCCGTAGGACGAACGGCCAGCAAGCCGGACGCCCTCCAGGGCTTCCATGCAGACCACGTCCTCTACATCATCGACGAGGCCTCCGGCGTCAAAGATGAGATATTTGAGCCTATCCTCGGCGCGCTGTCCACCGAGGGCTCCAAGCTGGTGATGTGCGGGAACCCCACCAAGATCACCGGCTTTTTCTATGACAGCCACCACAAGAACCGCGAGCAGTTCAACGCCATGCACATAGACGGGCGAAGCTCCAGCCGAGTTGACCAGGACTTCGTTGACACCATCATTGATATGTTCGGTGAGGACAGCGACGTCTTCCGCGTCCGTGTGGCTGGGGAGTTCCCGAGGGCCCTGCCTGACAGCTTCATACCGATGGAGTGGGCAGAGCGGGCCAGCGAGGCGAAGGCCCCGGAGATCGAGCAGGTGACCCGCGTGGACATCGGAATCGACGTTGCGCGGTACGGAGACGATAGCTCCGTGATCTCCCCTATCCTGGACCGTAGGGTGCAGGAGGAGCCGGAAGTCTACCACCACAACGACACCATGCAGCTCACCGGCATGGCCGTTATATGCGTCAAGAAGTACGCCAGAGCTCACCCCTGGGCAGAAATCCATGTGAAGATCGACTGCGACGGCCTGGGCGTCGGCGTGTTCGACCGCCTCATGGAGCTCAAGGAGCAGATCATTGAGGAGATCGAGCGGGAGCGCGAAGGGCTCTACGGAGACGACGACGCGCCGCCCGCGATGTCCCTGGACATCGTCGAGTGCCACTTCGGAGGCGAAGGCGGAACCGTGAATGACGCCGACCCGGTGGAGTACCAGACAAGCACCGGCCTGATGTGGGGCACTGTGAGAGAAGCCCTGCGGACCCAGAGCTTGAAGCTGTGGCCTGATGACAAGCAGATTTCGCAGCTCTCCAACCGGCGGTACGTCGTGAACAGCGCTGGCAAGATCGAGCTGGAGAAGAAAGAGGCCATGAAAAAGCGCGGGCTATCCTCTCCAGATATGGGAGACGCCCTGGCCCTGGCCCTCTACGACCCGCTGGTGAGCGACTGGAGCATCAACTAAAGGAGGCAATATGAGTAAGCGAAAAACCTACCTCGCCTCCGCTGACGGATACCCAATGAAGTACATCCGGGCAAACACCGCAGCGGAGGCCCGGGCCGAATACAAGAGAAAGACCGGCTTGACGTCTGGAAATCCGACGCTCCGGCAGGTCCTTGGCCGAAGGCCCAGACCGAGGGCCAAAAGAGAGCAAGGGGGCGAATGACTATGGCTTTTTGGAATAGGAACCGTGTCGGCCCCGGTTCCCGCCCCTATATGGACGGCGGCCCCATGGTGCCCAGATGGACCAACCCGCCTGAGAGGAACACCGAGGAATGGATTAGGACCTTCCGAACCAACCCGCGCCTTGCGGTTGTTGAGCGCATCGCCTCTGACCTGTCCTTTGCGGAAGGAAAGCTGTTCCGCGTGGATGAAAACGGAGACGAGCAGGAGATCACGGCGCACCCCTTCCTCGACTTCTGGGCGAACCCGAACCCGCTGCATGAGATGAGCAGCGCTGCCTTGTGGAGGCTGCTGGAGATTTATCTCAAGCTCAAGGGTGAAGGGTACTTCATCATGGAGCGGGACGAGTTCGGGAGACCGGCGGAGCTCTGGCCTGTCCCGACCCATTGGGTGCAGATGACGCCGTACCAGGGCTTCCCGTACTACACGGTACGGCTCACCAACGGCCAGCTCATGGAGGTCCCTGTGGACGATATGTTCGTGATGAAGGACCTCGACCCCTACGACCCCTTCAAGCGAGGCCTGGGTCAGAGCGAGGCCCTGGCCGACGAGATCGAGACCGATGAGTACGCAGCGAAGTTCCAGAAGCGCTTCTTCTTCAACGACGCCACGCCCAACATCATCATCGGGATGCCAAAGAGCACCGAAGAACAGCGGAAGCGGTTCCTTGCCGAGTGGATGCAGCGCTTCAAGGGCGTGTTCCAGAGCCACGGCGTCGCCACTGTAAACGGCGACGTCACGGTGAACAAGATCGGCGAGAGCATGAAGGACATGGACATGGTGAATGGCCGTACCTTCCTGCGGAACGCCGCCCTTGAGCACTACGGGGTGCCCCGGGAGATCATGGGTATTACAGAGAGTAGTAACCGCGCCACCAGTGAGGCGGCGCAGTTCATCTACGCTCAAAACGTCCTCATGCCTATCCTGCGGCGCCGCGAGGAGGCCATCAATCACCAGCTTATCCCGTGGTTTGGAGACGACCTGGTGTGGCACTTCGATGACATCGTGCCGAGAAACCAGGAGTTCGACAAGGCCGTTGGCCTGGACGGCTGGAACGCCGGTCTGCTCACCAAGGACGAGGCCCGCGAGAAGCTGGGGATGCCGCCCTGCAAGGTTGGCGGAGACGTCTACAAGACCCAGTTCTCCGATGTCTATGTCCACGAGGATGATGACCCGGCAGAGGTATCGACGGCAGCGGCCAACCTCCAGTACGCGGAGGGGGCTCCGCCTCTCGAAACCGGAGGCCAGCAGGAGATCGAGATTACCGACCAGGGAGAACCGCTGGACGACAGCAGCACGGTGGAGATCGGGGACGGCTCCGACACCATCGAGCTGGAGGGCGTCAAGGCGGCAGACCGGAAGGCGTCCCGCCTCCAGCAGGCCCAAAGGCAGCTCCTTGAGGCGGAGCGCGAACAGGCGAGGCGTTTCGAGCTTGCCACGATGAAATACTTCCGGGAGCAGAACAACCGACTGGAGGCCGCCCTCGGCGGCACCCAGAAGGCCGACGCCTCTGTCTGGGACGCCCTGTTCGCCGCGATGCCTGACTATGGCGTCGTAGACGGCGCGTGGGTCCGTCTGGATGAGGCGGAGCGCGAGCGCCTGGTATCGCAGTTTGTTGCCGGTCTCATTGACTGGCCTGGAGAGGAGGCCGCCCTCAACGCCATCTTCGAGCCTCTGTGGAAAGAGAGCTACGACAAGGGCGCAGAGCTGGCAGCCAAGCTCCACAACATCACGGCCGTTCAGCGGCCGGAGCTGGTCAGCACCGCGAAGCTCCGGGGAGGCTCCCGGGTGCGCGGCATTACCCAGACCACCAAAGACACCATCGGCCGCATCGTCTCCAATGCCCTGGAGCACGGTGACAGCCGAGAGACCATAGCCAAGCAAATCCAGCAGGAAATGCAGACATCGGCCTCCAGGGCCCGGACCATCGCGGCCCAGGAGTGCAACACCAGCTTGCTCACCGGCAACTTCGACATGATGAAGAAGGCAGGGGCGGGCACGAAGACCTGGCACGTCACCAATCCGGCCGTGGCCCGGCCATCTCACAAGAGGCTGAACGGCGTCACGGTTCCCATTGACGGCAAGTTCTCGAACGGCTGCCGGTTCCCGTGTGACCCGGATTGCAGCGACGCTTCCGAGGTTGTCAACTGCCACTGCTTCCTCACCTATGACAACTATTGAGGAGGCCAACATGGAATTTACACCCGAACAGGCCAAGAGCGCAGCGGCCGCCGCAGGCATCGACCTGGAGGCGGAACGGTACGATCTGGAGGCCCTGACCGCCGGGATGAACGCCGAGCTGGAACATGGCTCCGCGAGCCCGGACACCAACATCACCAATGACGACCCCATTCTGACGGCGAAACTTGCGGCCGCGCACCTCCGCAAGTCGCCGTTTTATTATGCCCCCAAGCGGGGGCTCAAGGCATGGGAGGCTTCGCTCGGGAAGGGGGTGAAAGCCAAGAGCATGAAAACCGAGTACAAGACCCTCACGTTCAGAGCGGAGGAGTACGAGGAGGAAACCGGTATTTTCAGCGGCTACGCCGCCGTGTATGGCAACATCGACAGCGGCGGCGATGTGATAGAGCCCGGAGCCTTCACGAAGACAATCGCCGAAGGCTGGGAGCGGGTCAAAATCCTGGCCCTGCACAACGACTGCTGGCTTCCCATCGGCCGCCCTCTGGAACTCCGGGAAGACAGCAACGGCCTTTTCATCAAGGCCAAGGTCAGCGACACTTCGATGGGGCGCGACATCAAGGTGCTGCTGAAAGACGGCGTACTCAACGAACTGTCCATCGGTTACGACCCTGTTGTGTTTGACTACGACGAGAACGGCATCCGCCATCTGCGCGAAGTCAAGCTGTGGGAAGTCTCCGTCGTTACCTGGGCTATGAACCAGGAGGCGGTCATCACCGATTACAAGCAGCTCGGAGAGGACGCAGACCGGGCCACCAAACTGGTGGCCGACGTTGCGGCCGACATCAAAGCCGGTCGCAAGATCAGCGGGGCGCGTTTGAAGGCCCTCCAGGACGCCCAGGCGTCCATGAAGGCTGCCGTCAAGGCCCTGGACGGTATCATTGCGGAAGTCCAGGACAACGACAGCCAGAAGGCCCGCAGAGCGCCCCAGAGGGCCAGCAAGAGCGCCAGCGCTGGCACCACCATTGAAATCATTCTTTAACACAAGGAGGAAACGCACTATGAAGACCAACCCCAACCGCAAGTCCATGAAGATGGAGGCCGACGAGCTCACCGAGAAGATCAAGGCCTGTGTCAAGGAAGCCCTGGAGGAGCAGGCCGAGGCCAAGGCAGACGGCGATCCCGCCGAGGAGGAGCCTGCTGCCGAGGTCAACACCGGCGACATCTCCGCCCTGATCGAGCAGGCCATGGACGTCGTGGCCGAGAAGCGCAAGTCCCGCAAGGAGGCTGGCGAGGAGGTCGGCGACGTGACCGCCGATGACGTCCTGGAGGCCGTCGGCGAGATCATGGAGGCCACCGCCTCCAAGGCCGACGAGGGCGACCCCGAGGAGAAGGAAGACGACGAGGTCGTTGAGGGCAAGTCCTTCGCGCACCCCGCCCGCCAGACCAAGGCCAAGGCGGCCAAGACCGGCCGCGCCCCTGCCCAGCGCAAGTACGCTGGCATTTACATGGCCGCCCCCAACTCCGTGAAGAAGATCGAGAAGAAGTCTGTCCCTGCTGCTATCCAGCTGGCCCGCGCCATCAAGTGCCTGGACATCTTCGGCAAGCACGACCCCGAGGCTGCTGCCTTCTACGCCCAGCGCAAGTACGACGACAGCGACATGGCCCGCGAGTTCAAGGCTCTGTCTGCCACCAATCCCTCCGCTGGCGGCTATCTCATCCCCGAGATTTACATGGACCAGATCATCGAGCTCCTGTACTCCAAGACCGTCATCTTCGAGCTGGGCGCCCAGAAGGTCCCCATGGCCAACGGCAACCTGAATATCCCCAAGATGACCGGCGGCGCCCGCGCTACCTGGGGCGGTGAGCAGCGCAAGATTTCCAAGAGCCAGCCCACCTTCGGCAACATCAAGCTGTCCGCAAAGCGCCTGGAGGCCATCGTGCCCCAGACCCGCGAGCTGCTGATGAGCACCAACTACTCCGCCGATCAGATCTTCGCCAATGACCTGACCCGCCGCATGGAGCTGGGCCTCGACTTCGGTGCCCTGTTCGGCAAGGGCGGTGAGTTCCAGCCTATGGGCGTCTTCACCGACAAGGAGATCGAGCACATCGACGCCAAGACCATCGGCAACACCGACCTGGCCGACACAAACGGCAAGGTGACTGCCGACTTCCCGGTCTATGTCCGCTCCATCGTCCTGGCCAAGAACGTGGACGACATCAAGCTGGGCTGGACCTTCAACAGCGTCCTTGAGGGCTACTTCATGAACCTCAAGACCACCACCGGTGAGTACATCTACCGCGACGAGATGAACGCCGGTAAGCTGCTGGGCTTCCCCTACAAGGTCTCCAACCAGATCGCCACCGACAGCACCGGCCTCACCGAGCTGTGCTTCGGCAACTGGGCCGATATGCTGGTCGGCGAGCAGATGGGCCTTGAGACCTACACCACCCTGGACGGCTCCTGGGTGGACGAGGACGGCGTCCAGCACAACGCCTTCGAGGAGAACCTGGCCGCCACCCGTGCCCTGATGTATGTGGACATCGCCTCCCGTCACAAGGAGAGCTTCGTCCACGTGAAGAACATCAAGGCGTTTTAATCCGCCGGAGGGGCCGCAAGGCCCCTCCAACTACTCACATTACCAACAAGGAGGAAATGCACTATGAAGCGTGCTCTTATTCAGAACGTGAAGGTTATGCCCTATACCCTGGAGACTGCCATTGACCGCGAGGGCTATCTCTCCGCCATCCTGGCCGCCTCCGTGACCGCTGGCACCAGCGCCAAGGTCTCTGTCACCCACTGCGACACCAAGAGCGGCAGCTACGAGGCCGTCCCTGACGACTTCATCGTGGTCGGCAAGGACGAGGCCAGCTTCACCGCCACCGCGCTGGTGAACTTCGACATCGACCTGGTCGGCTGCAAGCGCTATATCAAGATCAAAGTCACCGGCCCCACCACGGCCACCTATGCCGTCGCCCTGGGCGACCCGGTCGAGGCCCCCGTTTAATTTCAGGAAGGAGTGCTCAAGATGGCCCGTATCTATGACCAGAAGGCCGTGAAGCCTTCCCAGAACAAGAAGACCGGCCCCTCCGAGAAGAAGGACGAGGGCACCAAGAAGGGCGAGGAGAAGAAGGAGGGCGAGGGGGAGTAACCCCTTGCCCTCTGATTGAGAGGGGGATGCAGCATGGAAAATGAACCCACCGTAACCCTGGCCCCCAATGCCATGACCACCCTTGAGGACACCATGGAGCGCCTTGGAATCCCGCCGGAGGCGGCCGATACCGCCGTGAAGAACAACATCATCCGGCTCATCAACACCGCCTCTGCCTGGGTCGAGACGATCACCGGACGGAAGTTCGGGAGACAGACCTACACCCAGAGGTACGCCGCCCCTGGGCACCAGGAGCTTGTGCTCCAGCAGTACCCCATCAGGTCCGTGGAATACGTCAAGGACACCATGGACGGCGTGGACATCGACCCGGATTCCTACGACTTTTCCATGGAGGGAGACGTCGGGGTCCTGTACCGGGACCTCGGGTGGGTGTTCCGTGGGTACATCGCGGGCCTTGCAAATGACTATGTGGCGCCGAGGCGGTACCTGGAGGTTAAGTATACCGCCGGGTACATCCTCCCGAAGGACGCCACAGAGGAGGAGCCCTCGGACCTCCCTGCGGACATCGTGGGCATCGTCTGGGGGATTGCGGAACAGGAGTTCTCCATCCTCCGAAACGGAGCCCAGGGCCTTGCTGCCTTCTCCATCTCGGACGTGAGCTGGACCTTCGATAAGGAGCCCCGTAGCTCCTGGATGGAGACCCTTGCCCACTACATGAGGTGGTAGGCGTGAGGACCACGGACGGCGTAACGCCGGAGATCGAGAGAATCAGGAGAGAGCTGGAGCATCTGAACCGGATCCGTATCAAGGTCGGAATCCAGGGGGATGCAGACAGCGAGATACTGACAATCGCCCGCGTCCACGAGTATGGAGCGGTCATCACGGCAAAGACCACCAAAAACCTCGCTATCCCAATCCACAGAGAAAGCTACGACAAAAGCCCCAGGGACTTCCCGGGGCTTTTCTTCATCCGGTCGGAGGCCGGGTACCTTTTCGGCGTTGTGGAGAAGGGACGCCGCAGGAAGGGCAGCGAAGGGGACAACCTCAAGTTCCTGTTCCTGCTGCTGCCTTCTGTCACCATACCGGAGCGTTCCTTCATCCGCGCCGGATATGATTCCAACAAGAACCGGCTTTCGGAGGTTGTCAAAGATCAGGTGTCGGAGATCATCTTCAACCGAAAGACCGCCACCGAGGCGGCCGAGTACATCGGAGGCAAGGCGGTGGACTTCATCCGGGAGTTCATCAACGACGCCAGCAACTTCAAGCCGAAGGGGAACATCCAGAAAGAGAGGCACCCGTCTTGGGCGAACAGCCCGCTTATCGTGACGGGCCGCCTCCGAAATTCAATCACATGGAAAATCGAGGAGGGATAGCGTGGGAATCCTGTTCAAAATGGCACAGCCGCAGATACCGGGCGGTCTCCTGCACACGATGTATGAGCTCCAGTCCGGCGGCAAGTACGATCAGGACCAAGGCGGACAGTGGGTGCCCACTCCTGACCAGAGGACCGCCTTCCAAGGCGTAGTCCTCCCGGTCAGCGATGTGGACCTGCGCCGGGAGATCACCGGCACCGTCACTGACAGGTCCGAGAAAATCTACACCAACGGCCACGCCCTAAAGGTTGGCGCGGAGGTGTACGACCCCGATTCTGACACGACCTACACCGTTACCCAGGAGCTCGGGCACAATAGCCTTCATCCCTTGAAGCGGTACCTGGTGGAAGCGAGAGGAGGCGCGGCGGCAAAATGACCTTCACAGAGAAGCGAAACAAGCTGATCGCCGCCCTTCACGCCGCCGTCGGGCGGCCTGTTGTTCTCGCGTCGCAGGTTCAGCCGGAGGCAGAGGTCCCGTTCATCATCTACACGGTTACGACCGACTACATGGCGGACGGGAGCCTCGGACACTACCTCCAGGGCGACGGTGAAACGGAAGACAGCCTGGTTGTGGTCCGGGCAGAGCAGCCGACCGCGACCTTTTCATTTACTGCTTGCAGCATCGACAGAACCACGGAGAGCGGCACCGTCTTTGGAGCAGACGAAGCCCTGGACCTTGCAAATAGGGCCCAGGGCTTTTTCCTTCATACCGGCCGTGATGCGATGGAGGCGGCTGGCTTCGTGGCCCTTGATGTCTCCAACGCCACCAACCGGGACGCCCTGGAGCTCAATGAGATGGGCCGCCGGTACGGCTTCGATGTCCGCCTCCGCTATGTGCGCGAGGACGTTCTTGAGGTCGGTGCTGTCGAGAAGCCGAACATCATTCAGAAAAAGGAGTGAAAACCATGCCGAAAGACGTTATCGTCGTCGTTGACATCGACGCGAAGCCTGCTGGTACCGAAAGCCTTGACATCCTCCTGGTCTCCACGGAAGGGGCGAAGGGCGTCGCCACCTACCGCGATCTTGAGGTTATCAAGACCGATTATACCGGCAAGAAGGTTGCGGACATGGCCGCAGCTTTGTTTGACCAGGGCAAGACCACCCTGGCCGACACTCTCATCCGCAAGGTCAAAATCCTCGGCATCGAGGCCCCTACCGGGTCCGGCGAGGAGGACAAGGCCGCAGCCCTTGTTGCGGCCATCGAGGAGTTCCGCCAGACGGACGACGACTGGTACATCCTTCTGACCGATCAGAGCGGCGATGAATATGTCACTGCCCTGGCGGCCTGGGCGGAGGCGACGGAGCCTACGGAAGCGGAGCTGGGCGCTGGTGAGGAAGATCACCGCAAGCTCTACTTCGGCCAGACCAACAACAAGGAGCTGGCGATCACCAACCGCCGCGCCGTGGTCATCTACACCGACCAGCTCACCGAGTACGCAGACGCCGCCTACCTGGGCAACGTCGGCCCGTTCTACCCCCGGTCCGTCACCTGGAAGTTCAAGCGCCCCCAGGGCCTCACGGTCCCTGATCTGACCCAGGCCGAGAGGGACGCCCTGGAGGAGGCGAACGTCAACTTCCTCACCGTGGAGTACAAGCACGAGTACGTGAAGAACGGCGTATGCACCGACGGCGAGTTCATCGACGTCCAGATGGGCGCTGACTACATCGCCAAGACCATGCGTGAAAACCTGTACGCGATCTTCCTGGAGAACCCCAAGATCGGCTACACCGACGAGGGCTTCGCCATGGTCGGAGCCGGTGTCTATCAGGCCCTCAACAAGGCCGTGGACAACGAGATCATCGCGCTGGACCCGGAAAGCAACAAGGGCGTCTACACCGTCGTCATCCCGAAGCGCTCTGCTGCTACCGACGAGCAGGCCCGCGACCGCCAGATGCCGGACATCACCTGGGAGGCGCAGCTCGAAGGCTCCGTCCACGGTGTGAAAGTCAAGGGCGTGCTGCGTGCCACCTTGAGCGCGTAAGAAAGGAGCATTGTAAATGGGCAAAGTATCTGTTACCACCTATGACCCCAAGAAGGTCAACGTCATCGTTGGTGGCCGGGTAATCACAGGCTTCGCTTCTGATGGCGTCGTAACCCTGGCGAAGTCCGAGGACAGTGTCACCCCCTCCGTGGGCGCGAAGGGCGATGTCACCTACTCCGAGAACGCCAACGAGAGCGGCACCGTGTCCCTCACTCTCATGTCCACCTCCTCCAGTCTGTCCTACCTGCGCGACCTGGAGGCCAAGCGCCGCGCCGTCAACGTCTCCATCACGGATGCCAACGACGACACCGCCTTCACCATGAACGAGGACAACTGCCGCATCACCAAGATGCCTGACGTCGCCCGCCAGAAGGAGCAGGCGACCGTCACCGTCACCATCTTTGTCCCGTCCATGACCATCCGGTAATGGGCGGGGCTCCACACTGGCCGAACCGGCCGAAATCTTTAACCGAAAGGGGCTACCGAAAGTATATGGCAAAGCAGAAGAAAGTTACCGTGAACGGCCAGGAGTTCACCCTCCAGAGCGTTTCTCCCACCTGGTATTTTGGCGTCAATGACGAGTGCGGCATGACCGGCGGGAAGAAGGACACCAGCAAGTATCTGGACACCATGTTCAAGAACTGCGTGGTCTCTCCTGCGGAGGTCCGCAACGACGGCATGGCCTACTTCGACGCCCAGGAGGACGTCAAGACCCCGGAGAAGCTGATTAAGGCTATCGAGCAGTTTCTTCGAGAGTGAGCTCGACCGAGTAGCGGCGGACCGCAGGGCCCGCCGCAATAAGACCTTCTGGCTCATGGTATTCAGCGGCCAGGGCTTGAGCTATTCAGACATGAAGGGCATGGACCTGGCGGAATATCAAGAGGCGGTTACCGCCCGGATTCTTTACAACGAAACATGGAGCAAAGAGGGGCGGCCGCAGTAATGCGACCGCCCCATTTTTCCGCAGAAAGGAGGTGAGGGCATGGCAGACAGCAGAGAGCTCACCTTTGGAATGGACTTCGACCTGGACGAGACGATACAGCAGCTCGGCGACATCCTTGGAAGCCTGGAGCGCATCCGGGACAGCGCAGAGGACGCCGAGCAGCAGGGCCGTGACATGGGCCGCCAATTCGAGGCTGGCACATCCGCAGCGGCCGCAGGTGCCAGGGACGCGGAACGCGCCCTTGAAGACCTTGGGGACGAGGCGGACGACGTAGGAACGGATTTCCGATCGATCGGCCGGGAGGCCGATAGTTTCGGTTCGGCCGTCATCAAATCCATGGGAACAGCAGCCAAGGAGAGCGGAAGCGCCGCAAAGACCATCAAGGCTGGTTTTGATGGGGCCATAGGCCAGGCCGAGAAGAAGGTCGGGACCTTCACGAAGAAGGTAAAAGACATCGGAACGGCCTTCACGCATCCGATCAGCACCATCAAGGGGAAGTTCCTGCGGGCGGTTGAGGATGCAGCCGACGGCCTTGAAGACGTCGGGGACGAGGCGGACGACGCCAGAAAAGACCTCGACCAGATGGGCGACGAAGGAGACAGCGCCGGTTCGCAGATCAAGGACGCCATCAAGGGCGCACTTGCTGCCTTCATCGGCTTCGAAGCAATCCAGACCGGTATTGATATGCTCAAGGAGCTGGGCGCGGCTGCCGTAGAGGCGGCATGG